AGATAGGGGTTGTCAATGGTGGCGCTGACTTGCTCTCCGAGCATTTCTCCGGCAATGCCTTTGGCGGCATCGAGCGCACGGCTGCCAGCACTGGCCCCCTTGGTGGCGATTTGCACCCCCTTCTTCACCGCCAGCATGCCGGGCAGTAGTTCCGCTGGATCTGCCGCCTCGGAAATCAAAGGCCGCGCTTCGGGTGCAAGCGCACGCCCCAGCGTGGTGTCGTTCTCCAGGGCTTGTTTGTCTGCTTGCAGCTTGGCACGGAAAGGCGTGCGCAGCAGGTTGGCTTGCAGCGCCTCCCAGGCTTGCGGGGAGCGCGTGGTGAGGTAGCTCTGCATGAGCTTCACGTTTTCCTCATTGCCGAGCAGGCTGTTTTGATCAGCCCAGTCTGCGTTGCCGTAAAATTGTTTTTGGGTGTCGCGCACCGCTTGATTCTGCTCGTCGATCCACCCACCAAAGCCTTGCTGGTGGGCCAAGAAATCGCCTTGGTCGATCTGCTGTTTCAGCGCACCGAGCTTCTGCACCAGAGGTTGCTCCGCATCGCTCAGCATGGCCGCGCCGCTGGCGGCAAGTCCCACGATGTTGCGGCCCAGCGCTGGGCCAAGGGTTTCCCCTGGCACCTGGCCGGTGACTCCGCCTTGACCATCCGGCAGCACGGGACTCAGACCAACCACGCCCGTGCCGATGATGGCGGGCAGATCCTTGATGGTCTGCCCCGCCACGCCCGCATAGCGCATGGCGGTTTCGCCGAGGGTCTCGCTCTCACTCACAAACTGGCGGGCCTGCTGCGCTGCCGCGCCAAAATTCTGCCAGAGTTCCGGCGTCCAGCCCCCATCACGTTCCGCAATAAAGCGACTGGCCTCGCCAATGCCCTTTTCCACATACGTTTTCCGCGTGTCGAAAGGCAGCTTGGCAAACTCTGGATCGTCCAGCATTTGCCCGAACTCGTCGGGTGAAAGAAGGTCTTGTGGCATGGGAGGATGAAATAAGATTAGCGGCCCCCAAGACCACGCCATGCAGCACCAGGCGTGGCAGCAGCAGCAACAGGTCGTTGATCCCCAGGGATGCCGTTGTCATCAGGGTCACCAGGATTGTAAATCTGGACGCGTTCCCAGCGGTTCTTGGCAGCATTCCATTGCACGTTGGTTTTCACATCGCCTTCGCTCACAGTCTGAATGCGGGGGGCTTTGTCCTGCTCGATGGGTGTGAGCTTCGTGCCGGGGCGCGTCGGCCCCATGCCGCCCACGGGCGGGGCATCGAGCGGCTGCTCCTGGAACGTGGGCAGGCCTGCCACCGGCGTGCCGCCCAGAGTCGGCACACGGAAAGAGGTGTTGGGCACCTGGGTCATTTCAATGCTGGGAGCACTTTCCGGCTTGAAGGCTGCCACTTGCTTGCCCGTCTGGTTGTCCACGATTATGTTCATGCCGCCCGCTGGCATTTCACTGAAACGCGGCAGTGGGGGTAGGCCGGTGGCACCATTCATCGTGCTGGGGGGCAGCGGCTTTGTGGTGTCCAAACTTGATGCGCCATACATCACGTTTGGAATGGCACTCATAATATCTATTTTGTAGCCTGTGTCATTGGTCCCTCCACTCATACTGGAAGAGGAACCGGGCCTGTATGGAACGAGAGGTGTTGCAGCACGAGGAGCAAATCCAATTGGCAACCCAGGCACTTGCGGCATGCCGCCGGGCAGGGACTGGCCTGTCCAGGGCAGGTTCAGGGGCGGCAGCAGGGGCTGCTCGGTGTTGGCTTCGGCGGCGGCGGGGGGGCCATAGCTGGGCATGCCCAGGGCCTGCTCGGTAGTGGCGGGGGGTGGCAGATTGGCCAGGGGATCGAGCGGCGCAGGCAGCGGTTGGGTGTTGTTGGCGGGCATCCCTGGCGCAGGCTGGCCGTAGCCTTGGGGTGCGGCTTGCGGCTGGCCGTAGCCTTGGGGTGCGGCTTGCGGCTGGCCGTAGCCACGCGGTGCCATGCCGCCCATGCCCATGCCGCCCAGGCCTGCTTGGGCGCGCAGCAGCGTTTCATTCGCCCGCATGTCGCCCCGCCGTGCGGCGATCTCCATGCGGCGCAGCGGCGTCATGCCCCGGCTGCCGATGCGCTCGCCCATGGCGTCCAGTTGTGGCGCTCCCATGCGTCCGTTGGGGTTGCGCGTGAGGCTGCGGTCTCCCGTGACGAGACTGCGCGTGGGGCCACTAAGCCTGCGATCTCCCGTGACGAGACTGCGCGAGGGGCCGGAGTTCCGCGTCAGGTCGAAGCTCTGCACGTCTTGGCGCGGCTGCATGGGGCCGCTGCTGTAAACGGGCGTCACCCGCGTCTGGTTGGGCTGCGTGGGGTCAGTGCTGAAGACGGGTCGGATCATAAGTTTTTCCTTTGGTAGTTGCGTTGATGATAACAAATTCCGATGCAGATGAAAGCGTGTAAATTCACGCGCCACCTTTTTGACGGTGATCACGTCCACGGGTGCCAAATGATGCGCCTGAGGCGGATTGTTTTGGTGAAGTCTTCCGCGACGGGGAGGGTGACGATGGCTTCGTCGGTAACGATGACGGTCATCTCACCACCCCAAGTGATGTCTTCTTCTGGTTCTTCGTCGCCATAGATCGGGATATACTGTGAGCCGATCTGGTAGACGACTGTGCAGGCGAGCGGTGTGTGGATGCGGAACCGCACCTGGGCGTCACTCCGGCCCGCGATGATGGTCCCAGTGCTGCCGATGCTACTCGAGCCGCTGACCGCTTGGTTTGTGCTCGCATAGATCACGGCGTCGTAGTTATAGAGGTGCTCGAACAGCCCTCCGTTGGACGCTTCGTAACTTAGGCCACTGAAGCCCCACTCGCTCCAGTCTATTGCGGGGAGGTCTCCTCGCACGGTGGAGCGGGTGACGGGTGCGCTGTAGGTGGTGGTGCTGGAGATGATCTCTCCGTAGCCATCTGGCTCATTATAGTCAGGGTCAAAGGTGGTGCTGCCTTCGAATGTGGGGCAGGATTCAGAGTCGCCGACATTCTCCGCCGCGACCGTGGAGGTGTCGGTGTAGGAGCCAAATTCGAATGTGTATTCGGTAGCTCTGCTGCCGTAAATTTTATCAGTGACCTCACTATCCACGAACATGGGGCAGGTCTCTACGCTGACGTAGGAGCTGCGCACGTCGATGACTAGTTTCCCGTAAATCATGGCGATGTGTAACCGACGCTTAAAATTCCAGTGCCGGTGCCATTGAGGTCGTCGCTGATTCCGGCGGTGATGGGGCCGTGGCCGATTTGGGCGGTTTTTGCCCCGTTGACGAAGGTGGCGAGGAGTAACTTGTAGGTGCCGGTGGAGCTCACCTGGTCGGACGAGTTCGGCGCAGTCGTCTGGAGTGAGATGGTCACCGAGATGGAGTTCAGGTTGTGGATGAAGATGCGACCACTCAAGGTGGTCGTGAGCGGTGTGCCGCTGATGGAGATGACGACGTGCCGCGTGCCGGAGGAGGGAATCGATAAGGTGGGCGGTGGTGAACCATTGAGGGGTGTGCCTCCGATGGTGGGCATGACGCCAAAGATCGTGGAAGGGGTGACGATGCCGTTGCTGGAAACATCGAGCGGCAAGGCTGTGGCACCTGTGCCGCTGCTGGGCAGGTCAAAGCTGAGCGCAGAGCCACCTTGTGAGCGCGTGGCACCAATGATCTCGATCTCGATGCCTGCGGCAGCCGCTAGTTTTTCGAGAAAACTTTCGACGGTTTTTTTCCACGGGACCAGGCCAGAGGGCCAGCGTGGGGCGCGAGAGCGGGGACGTTCTTGTCTCATGCTTGGACGGGTGTGAGTGAGTCAGGAGTGTCGAGCTGCATCGAGAAAAACATGAGGTCCATGATCACGTGCTTGTCGTCGCTGGCGATGCTCACAGATTTCGGATCGCGGAGACCAGGGGTGTTCAGTGGCCATTGTTTGAGCCAGGCATCACTGACTGCTTTGCCGTCACTGGCCAAGGCTCGCACTTGCTCGGGATCGACCCCAGCGACACGCATGCCGAGGCGGATCGTGAGCGGGCGGTCTTTGATCGTCTGATGTTTGACGATGGGGCTTTTGCCTTCTTCCAGCAGCGGTGAGAGTAGGTGTGCGGCGAAGGAGCGGAGTTCGATTTCGAGTGTGCCGGGGGTCATGGTGTGAGGGTTGATAGGTGAAAGGTTAGCGGAACATGACTGGCCAGATGTAGCGATAGACGACTTGATAGACCATGGCGGAGATCTGGTTGTTGAGCGTGGCCTGGTGTGGAGTGCCGACGATGGTCCAACCGTAGGGGAAATTGTAGGTGAGGTTGTTGATGTCGCCGCTGGTGATGACGTAGCTTGGGATGCCTGGCGCATTGGCGGGTGTGCTGAACGAGGGCACCGACATTGTGGGGAGTGTGCCGGAGCCGACGAGGTAGGTGTCGGTGACGACGACCTCGGGCAGATGGAAATTGGTGTAACGTGGGTCCTCCCAACCGCCGAGGATGGAGATGGTGAGCTTTTCCGAGCTGCTGAACTGCTGACCATTCACACTGATCATGCGGTGGTAGGGCTTGGCCTCTTCGTAACCGCGATAGACGCAGTCAGCGACCGCCCAGTCATTGTTTTCGTCCTGCACAGTTAGCTCGCACAGGTGCATGTAGGGATAGCTGGGGTGCGGTGAGCCGAGAGCGAACTCGCCTGCGATGACTTCGCCTGCGGTCATCGTGGTGGTGAAATCCACCGCGCTACCACCGAGGGTGGTGGACACTTGGAAGGTGTTGCTTGTGCGGTTGATGACGTAATAGCCAACGCCAAGCGAGCTGGCGGATTGCGCTGTCAGGCCTGCACCGCCGGTGAGGCGAGCGAAGTAAACGCGTTTGCCATTCGGGAAGCCGTGGGCAGCGCAGGTGATGACGTTGCTGTCAGCATCGCCGGTGCAGGATTTCCAGGCGGCATGCCAGGAGAGGTAACGCACGGTGCGCTCGTCCCACCCGGCTTCAATGGTGCGGCGTTTGCCACGGCTGAGGGTTTTGGTGGGGTAGCTTTGATCGAGTGAGCCTTCGGCGGAGATCTGCCACTCACGACTGATGCCACTGTCGATTTTATCGAGTGCGATGATGATCATGCCGGGATAGCCAGGCACGACATCGCCGACGGCGAGCGTGGTGTTGCGGTCGGTTTTGTAGGCACCGTCGAGCGTGTCAACGCCACGAAACGCGGTGCGCTCGCGAATGGGGTGTCGCCAGAGTGGGAGGGTGCCGACGGAGAATGCGGGGGTCATGGCGTGGTGATTGGTTGATGGTGGATGGTTGATGGTTAACTGCCGAGCAGACCACGGGAGAGGAGTTCATTGGTGCGGTCGATCTTGGCGCTTAGGTCGTCTTTGCGGGCGGCATTCACCGTCTGCTGGGTGCGCGCACCGCTGGTGTTGATGCTCATGCTGCCACTGCCGCTGCCGACGTTTTGACGGGCGTAAAATCCATCCAGGCCACCGCCAGGTGTCAGTGAGCCGCGACGCGCTGAGAGTGGGCGGAATGGACCCGCGATGCTGCCACCGGTGTATGTGTCGGGGGTTTGCACGCCGAGGATTTTGCGGCGTCCATCGGTGAGGCGGCGGTTTTGTTCATCGTAGCCTTTGTAGGTTTTGGTCTCGCTCATCGGGGCCTCGTCGCGAGGCGTGAATGAGGTCTGAGTGGCGGTGGGGACGCTGGGCAGAGACGGAGTGGCGACCGGGGTCTTTTTCTCGGCTTCTGCTTGTTCGTCCAGCCGCTTCAGTGCGGAGATTTCTTGCTGGATGTCGAGCAGCTTGTGCTGGTTCTCGATGCTTTCCTTTTCGGTCTGATTGATGTTTGCAGCACTCTCTTCGATTTTTTGCTGCTGCTCCAATAAGCGATCTTCGGCGGCGGCGATCTGCTCTTTGAGTGGCAGTTCAGCTTCGGCGAGTTTGCGTTTCCGCTCATCGAGTCGGGCCTGCTCTTTGCTGACGGGTTTGTTGGCTTCCTCGCCTGCTTTGCGGATGGGATCGTCTTCCAAGACGGACTTGGGCAGGTCCATGCTTTTGATCTCTGCTGCGCGTGCCTCAGTGCTGGCGGTGATCTGCTCGGTGCGCTGCTTTTCCAATTCGAGGCTTTCTCTTTCAGCGATCACCATCTCCGCGATCCCTTTGATGGATGCTTCGAACTGATTGATGCTGCCTGTTTCGAGCAAAGAGTCGGTGAAGAGTTTCACATAACCAATCTGCTCACCAATGTAGGAGGCGGTGCCTGCAAAGAATTCCACCGCTCCACTGGCGGCGTTGCCGAGGAATTGCCCAGACTCGCGCAACTTGTCGTTATTGTCATCTAGCAGACCCCCGAGGCGGGACAGACCTTCAGCCCCCTTGCCGACGAGACCTTCGAGCAGGGCGTTGGTGGCACCGCGTAAGGAGGTGCTGAAGTCATTCATCTTTTCATCGAGTCCAGCTTGCGCTCGCTCGAGCTTGCCGAAGCCTTCAACCAGCGTGGTGACGAAGGTCTCTGCGTCGATGTTCATCTTTTGCAGCGTCTCGGTGTCGGCGGTGCCGAACATATCCTGCATCACAGCGCGGACCTGTGGCACGCGCTCAGCGATCTGGTTGATTTCCTCTGCGCTGACTTTGCCTTTGCTGATGATTTGCGTGAGGGCCAGCACCACGCCGTCGAGATCGGCGGCGGTGCCACCGGCGAGGCTGAGGGCGTTGCCCATTTCGATGAGCGCCTTCTTGGAAAGCTCAGCGCTGACACCGACGCTGCGGAGGCGGATGTCCCCCTGCACCGCTTGTTCAAAGTCGAGGCCAGGGAGCTTCGAGGCCTCGCGTAGTTCGTCCATGCGGAATTTGGCCCCCGTGGCGCTGCCTTCGAGTGAGGTCATGCCACGCGTCATGCGGTCGAAGGTGGCGACGACACGCACGCCTTCGCGGGCCAGAATGCCGAGGCCGAGGCCCCCGATGGCTGCCTGGGCACCGCGAAAGCTGCGTTCGGTGGTGGAGGCGAAGCCTTTGAGCTTGGTTTCTTGCTGCGCGAGACCGCGATTGAGCGCGGTGCCGTCGTAGCCAAATTTGACTGTTGCGTCGTTTGCCATGGGGGATCGTCAGAGGTTGACGAGGTCCGCGTGTCAAAGCGACCACTGACACATCACACCGCGAATGTTGGCGGCTTTGAGCTGATAGTAGAGGGCGCGGTGCAGCGGCATGTTTTGGATGGTGGCTTCCTGCCACCCGGTGAGCTGGGCGAGATCAGAGATGATCTCGCAGGTCACGGGTGGCATGGCTAGTTTCCCGAGCCGTCAACGCTGTCACCGGTGGGCAGAACGGAGGCACGGGCACGCGCCACGCATTCCTGCATTTCTTGGGCGAGACGCGACACGGCGGCGATCTCATGGAGCGCGATGTTTTTCAGGACCCAAGCATCGTGCATGGCGATTTGCAGCTCGGCACTCATGAGCCGGAGCTGGCGGATGGCAGCGGCTTCGAGGTGCGCACAGTAGATGACGCGGGCGGCCTCGGGGGCGAAGTCGCCCATGGTATCATATGAGGCCAAGGCGGGCGCATTCATGTGGACGCGGAGTTCGCGGTAATACAGCTCGTTGGCGAGCGTGATGGCGATCTCGACGCCATGCCAAGCGAAGAGGCGATTGAAGTCGGTCTCGCGCTGCTCGGCGGTGATCAGTGGCGCGGTGTCGGTGAGGTTCACCGGCGGCGGTGAGGTCGTGGGTGTGGGGTCGGTGGGGAGGTGCATGGGGGTGGGTGTTAGAGGGGAGAGGTGATCGTTGCGTTAGCCGCTTCGAGTTTGGCGAGGCGGGATTCGAGGCTTTGATCTGGGATGACGCGCACTTTTTTGCAGCGGTCGAAGAAGCTCATGAAGGAGGCGGCGAGAGACTGATGACCTGCACTGAGACCGGCCTCAAAGATGGCGGTGTCGATGCGCTCTAACACGACGCGGTGCGAGGTGTCTTTTTCGACGGTGATGTGCAGGTGCGGCAGTGTGGTCTGACGGATGAAGCCGAGGGTGTCGTCGATGTCGATGCCGTCAAAACGTGCGGCGGTGTAGTCGGGCCGACAGGGACGGAAGCCGCGCTGGTGCAGGCTTTGGATGACTTCGGTCTGCCAGCCTTGTTGCTGGAGTGAGGTGCTTTCTTCGTCGGTCATGGTGACGATGGCGCGGTGTTGGTCGGTGATGCTCATGCGATGCGGAGGCCGAGGCGTTGCTGGACTTTGGCGAGGGTGTGACCAGGGGCGTCGGCGCGGAACGCGGCCCCTTTGTCGAGGTAGGTTTTGTGGGCGACGGTGATCCAACCGGCCGACTGCTGGTGCTTGCGCAACTCACGCAGACAATGGAGGGCGTGGATGGCGATCGCGAAGGGTTCCCAGCGACGAGCAGGAAAGAGGGCGTTGCTGCGAAGTGCGGTCATGTTGACCTGGGCGTCGGCACGCGGAGCGTGTGGGGTGAGCTCGGGGGCGAGCGCATAACGAGCCAGGGTATAGACGTGCGCGGTGCCGTTGTGTGTGAGGGTGAGGAGCGCATGACCAACGCCGATGAGGGCAAGCGCAAGGTCTTGATCTGCGGTGGTGAGGGTGGCCTCGGTAGGCATGGAGGATGTCCCGTGCTCGAGGAGGTAGCTGCCAGGCGCGGCCTCGACGAGGCGCATGGACTTGCCTTTCTGCGCATCGAGCAGGCGAGAGCGATTGTGCATGGTGCGCAGTGCGATGAGGTAGGGATGCAGCGGCTGGGTGGCGAGTTCTCCCTGCAAGGTGCCGTTGTTGAAGTCGCGCCGGAGGACGCCGGTGATGAAGGCGCGGCCCTGCCGATCTGGATCGACGCTGCTGGTGCGTGCGAGGTTCCAGTCGGTGTATTCGGCCCCGCTTTTGTAGTGCGTCATCTTGACGGCACGCAGGGCGATGTCGAGCGAGGCGAGGGCGGCAGCCTCGTAAGTGTTGCGGGTGGTTTGCCAGGCAATCATGGGAGGTTGATGGTTGAGGGTTGATGGTTGATGGCCGGAAACAAAAAGCGCGTGATCGTTGGGAGACGATCACGCGCTGCGTGTGGGGTGATCGTTTGGGGGACTGGACAGGCTGGCAGCCTGTGACACTCAGTTCATCGCGTGGCAGTGCTTCAGGTTGAGGCTGAACTCGCGACCAGTGCCGCTGCGGGCCTTTTTGAATTCAGGCTCACGACTTTGGATCGTGCCGGTGCTGAGGGTGAGGCCGAAGACCTCGTCGTCGATGAGGTTGGCGAGGCTGGCGAGGGTGTCGGCATCCTCCAGGGCGGCGAGGCCTTGCAGGGCTCCACCGCTGGTGGGGATCGGCATCCCGGTGAGGGTGACATCGGTCACGAGGCCGTAGGCCTCGGTGTAGAGCAGCTCGGGGACGGCACCGCCTGCGGCGACGCCGAGCACGTCGTCATAGGTGCGGGTGGGCTTGACGGAGAAGTCGGTGACGAAAAGACCGGACTCGGATTTGAGGGAGCTGGGGCGCGTGCCAGAAGTGAAGAGGGGAGTCATGACACCGAGCGGGCGGTGTCAAACTGAGCGATGTGCGAACCACAGGTTGGCAGCCTGTGTCACACGTTGTTCCAGAAGGTCACGACCTGGAAAGGCGCAGTGAGGGTGAGGAGCGTTTTTTCCTCGTTGTAGTCGTCGGTGATGGTCCCTGGATAGATGGCCTGGATGTCCCAGCCTTCGCGGTAGGCGTTGCTCTGCGCCTGGATGAAGGTCTGCCAGGTGCTGCGCTGATCATCGTCGAGCAGGCGGCGGAGGGCTTGCAGCCAGGCGTGGGCTTGAATGCGGGTGGTCTGGCCGGTCTCGGTGCCAACATTGATTTGCAGCCGCAGGTTGAGCGTGAGGGTGAGTAGGGTGTCGGCAGACTCGGGGTCGACCTCGACCTCAAACAACGCGTGTGGATGCGTGAGGGCGCTGGATGAGGAATGTGTGCGGCGAGGGAGCTGCGACGCGCTAGGGACGCCGGAAAGGGCTAGGGCGGCGGCGCTGGCAGAGTAGTCGGCGAAGACGGTGCTGAAATGAGCGGCGGGGGAGGTGGAGGGCATCTGGTGGTGAGAGGTGAGCGGTGAGTGCTGACAGGGCAGAAAAAAGCGCCGGTGCCGTTTGCACGGTCACCGGCGCTCCAACGCATGAGGGGACAGGGTTTAGGCTTTGGCGGCGCCTGCGGCGACCGGTGCAAAGTTGATGGCCGTGGTGCTGATGGCGACGCCGAGCACGGTGCAGAAATGACCAGTGGCCAGGTCGGCAGCGGGGGCGATGCCACCGGCAGTGGCGGAGAGAACGAGCACGTCACCAATGGCGACGGTGGCACCGATCACGAGCGCAGGGTCCTGCGTGATGACGCTGATGCGTTGACCGGTGGCCCCACCGTTTTCGGCGATGCCGAAGACGTTGGCAGTGGTGGCGGAGGCGTTGGCGTCCGCAGGTGCGACGAGGTTGGTGCTGGTGAGATAGACGGGCTGGCCAGCGGTGATGGTGCTGGAGGCGGATTTGCTGACTCGCCGTGCGAGGGCGGAGCCGATGACGTTGGAAGCGGTGATGGAGATGTCTGCCATGGTAACTGTGAGAGGATGTCAAAGACGGCACAGGCTGGCAGCCTGGGTCACGCTCTCACGCGACTTGGAGGCGGGACTTTTTCAGGGCGGCGCGGATGCTGTAGCGGATGGAGTTTTGCAGACGCTTTTGCCGCTTGCCGGAGCGCAGCACAAACTGCATGCGGCGGGAGAGATCATTGGCGCGACCATGACGGGCGCGATTGGTGATGATGATCGTGAATTGATCCGGGCGAGGGATGACGGTGATGCTGCCGACGGTTTGCTGGTGACGTGTGATCCAGGTCGGAAGCGAAGTCTTCAAACGGGCGGCGGCGGGTGCGAAGCCGGAGGCGAGCAGGCCGACGCGGGATTGTTGCTGCTTGATGTAGCTTCGCACATAGCGGGCATCGCGGACATGCTCGCTTGGTTTGGTGCCGGTGACGCGACCATTGCTTCCTCGGCGTTTTTCATGAGCGGCTCCGTCGTCGCTGCCGAAGTCGATAAGCTCTTTAAGTCCGAGCGTTTTGCAAATGCGGGCAGCCTGCGGCCAGTTTTTGTGTTTTACCGCTGCCCAAAATGCGGCGGCGAGTTTTTCGTCACGCGCCTTGATGATTGCGTAAAGTTTGCCAGGGGTGGCATAGACTTTCCACACGTCGCGCATGACGGCAGACTCGCCGCGTTTCTTTGAGGCCGGATTGGCTTTGCCCATGCTCGGTGGCGTGATGTCGGTGATGTCGCGCACAAAGCCGCGTGCGTCGTCTTCGATGGCCTTCGCCATGATCGCGGCGGCCTCACGCGGAACTTGTTTGAGCTTTTTGAGCAGCGGGCCGAGTTGGACGTTCGCGCTGATCATCGGGTGGTGATCTGCTGGCCGGTGAGTGTCCAGAAGACGCTGTGCGGAGACTCGTTGGGTGCTCCGGCGTCGGTGGCGAGCTGATAGACGCGACCCGTTTCGACGTGGGTGAAACGCACGGCGCGGGTGCTGTCGGTGGTGGCGTCGATGAGGTCGGTGGCGGGCAGCAAGGCACAGGCCACGACGATCTTGATGGTGCGCGATTGGATGACGCCGCCGTCGTTCTCATACCTCACGCCACGCCTCGCGATGAAGGCCGCAGGCAGACGCCGATTGTTGAGCAGGATGGTGCAGGGATTCCGCTGCAACAGTGTGGCGAGGTGCAGCTTTTCACTGCTGACGAGGGCGGACGACATGCCGGGGTGGAAATGTCAAAGCGTGAAGGCACAAAAAAACGCCGCGTCCCCCAACCAAAAGGGACGCGGCGCAGGGGACACCGGCGGGCGAAGAATAACCGCGCCGGGTGAGAGCAATGAGAGGCGGATGTCAAACTTTGCGGAAGTAGGCCGCATGCTCATTGCTGTGCCGACAGGGCACGATGTGCAGGAGCTGCCAGCCGTCGCATTCCATGCTGGTGAGGATCAACGGCAGGTCCTCGGGATGTGCGAGCTTAACGGTGTGAGCGATGACGCTCGTCGTTGGTGGTTTGGGAAGATTGGTTTTAGCCATGGGATCGAGTGTAGAAAAAACGGCCCACCGGTGAGGGTGGGCCGTTGAGTGGTCGGACAGGCTGGCAGCCTGTCTCACGATTAGCCGAGGAGCGTGGCGACGAACTCGGGCTTCCAGACTTTGACGCCGAAGAAGGCCATGAGCTTGATCTGGTTCATGCCGTAGCCTTTGTAGAGGCGGGCAGAGAAGCTGAGGCCGGTCTTTTCATCGACCAGCACGGCGATCTCTTCACCGACGTCGCCACCAGGCGGCTGCGCTGGGGGGCGCATGGCCAACTCGATGGCCGACTTGTGGAAGCCGACGTTCGCGGTGTAGCTGTTGCCGATGGTGATCTCGGAAGCCGTGGTGCCCGCGACGCGGAGACCGGGGTGATTGATGATGATGTCGCCGCTGGTGGCGGTGCTGCCAGTGCGGACCACGTAGTTGTTCGCGGTGTCGGTGTCCATCGCGATGACGTCACCGGCTTTGATGCCGGTGGTGTTCACGGTGCCGCCTTCAAACGAAAGCGTGGTCTGGCCGATGGCTTCAGCGCCGCTGAAGTCGTAGCCAGTGCCTGCGCCTTTGGTGTGGAGCTGCACCCCGGCGGAAGTGCGGATGGAGAAGCCGGAGACGTTGAGCAGCTCACCCCGGCGAAGCGTGGCGTCGGCACCGGATTCGTTGACCTTGGTGAGGGTGCTCAAGTTGCGCAGGTTCGTGCCAGCGGCGGAGCTGATGATGAGCGAGAGATCGCCATCGTCCATGATGCAACCATTGTCCTCCAGGATCTGGCGGAGCTGGTTGATGCTGTTGAAGTTGGACGCGAAGGGCGTGGTGCCTGCGGTGCCAGTGGCGCGGGAGGCACCCTGATAGGCGGCCGTGCCGAGGCTGCCTTCGATCTGGTTGATCATCTTGCGGATGGCTTGCTTGTAGAGCTGCTGGAGGGCGAGCTCTGCGCCGACGGTGGCGGAGAGCTGGGCAAACTGCTCACCTTTGAGCGGGATGCTGGCACCGACATAAGAGCCGAGCGTCAGTGTCTCCACGGAGGTGGTGATGTCAGCGGCATCGGGTGCCGTCATCGCGGGCGTGTAGGACGTTTCGAGCGTCGGCTCCTGCGTGCGCAGGGAGGTGACGGTGCCGCCAGCAGAGATGCCTTCGGAGCCGCCGTTGACCATGACGCCTTGGGCGAAGCCGGTGGGTTCGCGGGCGACCATGTCGCGAGCTTGATAAAGGATTTCAGTCAGTCCAGTGAGTGAGATGTCGTTAGCCATATGTTTGGATCAGTGAGAGTTGGGGGTGTGTTGGGTTTGAGGTGTCAATCTGCGATCATTCTTCGAGCTTGCCTTTGGCTGCCATGAAGGCGTTTCGCTCGGCGTGGGGGAGCTGGTTGAAGGCAGCGCGGGTCATGGTGTTGACGGGGGTGCCGCTGCCACCTTGAGCGCCCTGGATGGGAGCGTTGCCACCGGCAGCACCGGCGGCTCCGTTGGTGAGCAAGGCGGTGATTTTGGCGAGCTCAGTTTCCAGCGCGGTGATCTTGGCTTTGTCGTCCTTCGTGGCTTCGGTGATGCTGGCAGCGAAGGCGGCTTTCACAGCGGCGTCTTCGAAGTCGATGACGACGTTCGGAGACTGCGGCTTGTGCGCGGTGATGGCAGCGGTGAGCTGGTCTTCAGTTTCATCACCCTTGACGGTGATGCCGACGAGTGAGGCGAGGGCGAGGAGTGCTTTCATTGGGGTGGGATTGCGCGATGGCGACGGTGGCGGCGCGATGTCAAAGAGGGCACTCGGCACATGACGCAGCGCGGCGGTGATGCGGGCAGTCTTGAAAGCGGAGGCACTGAGGGCGACTTCGTCGCTGGTGGCATCGGCAAAACCGTGCTCGACGGCTTCTTCACCTGTCAGCCAGGTCTCGGCGTCCATCATCGCGGTGAGGTCTTCGTCGCTCTTTTTCGTGCGCTCACGATAAGCGGCGAGGAGGCTGCCTTTGATCTTGTCGAGCAGGTCGGCGAGCTGGCGCATGTCAGCAGAGTCACCCACCGCAAAGCCGCTGGGGTTGTGAATCATCATGAACGCATTGCGTGGCATCTCGATCCGCGTGCCTGCCATGGCGATGACGGAGGCCATGGAGGCGGCAAGGCCTTCGATGCGCACGGTGACGTTCCCACGTGCCTTCAGGGCATGGTAGATGGCAAGACCATCAAAGACCTCACCGCCAGGCGAGTGGATGGAGAGAGTGATCGGAGTCGCAGCCGCGATGCTGCGGAGCTGGGAGAGAAAATCTTTGGCGCTGACACCCCATGCGCCGATCTCGTCGTGGATGGAGATTTCAGCGGGGGCTTCGGCGGAGGCGGCATTGCGGATGGTGAACCAGGTCTTGCGGGACATGCTGGCGGGCGCATGTCAAAGGACAAGAATGGAAGACAAAAAGATGACAGACAAAAACATGCTGATTTTTTTGTCTGTTATTTTTTTGTCTATGCATCAAGCGCGGCAATGTCGGCGGCGAGGGTGGCGGGATTCAGGGCGGTGAGGATGCCGGAGGCGGGCTGCAATGTCTTGAGGCCCATGCCGATGGCTAGGGCGACAGAGGCGGGGATTTCGACCTGGTCGAGGGGCAGGTTTTTGGCGCGGGCGATCGCGTAGCGGATGCTGTCGAGCTTTTGATCAATCGCAGCATGGCGCACGGCTTCGCCATCTTGGCCGGTGCTGCGCTCGATGAGGTCGTCGGGCGTGATGAGGTTTTCGCCGAGGCTTTCGAGGTCGGCGCGTTTGTCGCGTCCGGCATCGACCGTGGGGTCGGGATCCGTGACAAAGTCGATCTGGTTCCAGTCGGCGATGTTCGCATACTGGAACAGTGGGCCACCAGGCATCATGGCGGTGCCAATGACTTTTTCCCACAACCATTCCAGGAAGGGATACAAGCGGGCGCGGAGGCCTTCATGGGCGCGGGCGACCTGCTGGAGGAGTCCGCGATACTCAACGCCACCGACTTTGCCACGGGTGAAGATCCACTCGGGCGGATACTTCAGCTCGAACATGAAGGGGTGGAGGAGATCGGCGAGAATCTCGCGAAACGGGATGCCTTCCTGCGGGTTGTTGAAAAAGTTGAAACTCTCGTTGTCCGACATCGGCAAAAATACTGCGCCTTCGGCGACCTCGACAAAGCGGCGACCCGTGTCGGCGGTGGGATTGCCACCTTGCTCGGCGAGTGCGATTTGTTGCATGGCATTGAGCATCTTGCCGTCGCGGGTGGTGGTGGCACCGAGGAGCGAGGCGCGGACCTTGGCCGAGTGCTTGCGCAGGGCTTTGAGGTCGAGCGAGTCGAGTAGGTCGCGACCACTCGCGAAGATCACGGGATCACCGTGATACTGATGAATTCGTGTCGGGTCTTTGAGATGGAAAATGTTTCGGTGTCCCATGGCATTGACCGCTGGGATGTCAGTGAATGCTTTGGAGAGGAGGTAACCACTCGCGTCGGGGTCTTGATTCAGGCGCAGGAGCTGGAGCTGGTCGAGACCGTTGTATTGGAGGCCGTCAAACCAGCGCAGCTTGCGGGCAGCGACGCTTTGCACGTCGCCATTGGTGAGCTGGTCACGGCTCACGAGCTGGATTTGAAAGGCTCGCTTGCTGCGATCATTGAGTGACCACGAAGCGCCGGTCGGCTCATAGACGGGCAAGATGAAGAGTTCACCATCGCCCAGCATGGCGGAGAGCAGCATGGGCTGGATCGCGAAGAGGTTGTGCTCTTTGCGGATGTCGATGGCGGGGGAGTCGGCCCATTTTTTGAAGAGCGCGGTGGCCTCGCGGCGGAAGTCGGCATCTTGCGAGATGGACTTGCAGCCGATGCCTTTGCCGACGGCCTCACGCGGCAGTTGCTGGATGCCGTAACGCACCTGGGGGATGCCTTCCTCGCTTTGCAGGAAGCGGGAGATTTGCACGATGTCCTTCGACCGCTGCATGCGCTCGACGCTTTTCGAGTTCCAGGCGGTGTAATGCGGCGTGGAGCGATAGCTGCCACCGGAGGTGGTGGTCGTGGTCGCGGCGTTGGTGATGGGCGCGGGTGCGGTGGGCTTGAGTGTTTTGCGACGTGACATCGGGCGGCGAAAGTAAGAGGTGAGACGTGAGATGTCAGAGATCAGCCGAGCAGGGTGGCAGGCTCGTAGCCAGGCCGGAAGCGGAAGCCGAAGGGACGGGAGAGCGACTTGGCGACTTGGCCGGCAATCTCGGCCTCGAGATCTTCAATCGCGGCCTGCACGGCCTGCCGCCGCTGCTCCGGCGAGGAATCGCGAAACTGCGCCGAGTGCGAGGAGCCTTCAAAAGCCTGCGCCGTGATCTCGGCACCACTGCGATCCTCGGCCAGGAGGAGGTATTGCTCCGTCAGCCATTGCCGCTGTGCGCTCGGATCGCCCGCATACAAGATGCGGGCGTGAAAACGGAAGTCCGAGGTGAGGTCGGCGATGGTGACTGCGGCCATGCAGCGACCCGCATGTCAAAGGGGCCGAGCATGAGGCAGGGATGATTAGCGCAACGTGGGTTGGGTTAATTAGGTCTCGTTACAGCATCCCACCAGCGCGGAGGAGCTGGTAGTCGATGCAGGTGTATTTGGAGCAGTCGCCGAAGTGGTCGTGGGGGACGCGTTGCCATTCGCCGTCGGCGTCGCGTTTTTGGCCTGTGTGGCCGAGTTTGACTTCGGGATCGGCATCGGTGGGGAGGTGGAAGGCTCCGTCGATGCGCTTCATCATGCGGTTGGCGTAGAGCATGTTTTTGATCTCGCGATCGTTGAAAACGAGCAGGGACATCTGCGGACGCGTGGCGACGCGGGTCTCGTGGAGTTGACCATGCTTGGCATCGGAGCCTTTGACAGGGATGAAAAAGCCTTTCGACGCGGCGCACACGTCGAGCTGATCGTCCTGCTGCCACCCGGTGTCGAGGTAGCCGCGGACGGGGAAGATTTTTTCGCCGGTGCCCTCGACGATGATGTGACGGGCGCGGAGGAAGTCGGTGGTGAGCAGGTCTCTCGATGAGACGACGGTGCCCCAGTCGCAAACCCAAACGCCGCCGTCGTGGGCGAGGGCGGCGAGTTCCCAGTGCGTGGTGGCTTCGCCGGGATCGGCATTGAGGAGGAGGCGGAGGGGCTTGAATGGCAGCGTGCCGCGTCGATACAAGGGGCGTCCGTTTTTGCCGTCGGCGATGGCTTTGACCACGTCGTCCATTCTGAGGTTGACGTTGAACTCGGTCCACGGGCGAGCCAGGCGGCTGTTGTGATAGTCCTGCAAGCCGAACATGTCCTTGAGTGAGTCGAGGAAGTCCCAGGCCATTGTGCCGAAGCTCTTGGTGGGTGAGTAAAACGAGGGCAGAATGAAGGTGCGGCGGTTTTTCGCGGCGAGCAGGTTGTGGCGTTTTTCGAGGCAGCCTTCGACCATGGCTTGCTTGTACAGCTCAGTGATCTGGCAGCCGTTATGCGGGCAGAGGTAGCGCACGGATTCACGCACGCGGGTCTCGTCCCATTGGCCGGAGGCTTCACGCGCGGACTTGTCCCAGGTGAGCGATTGATAGTCGCTGGGAAGCGTGAGGCCGAGGTGGGTGTTGTAGTCTTCGACATCCTCGGGGCGGCCAATGAAATCGAGATAAAACCAGCCGTGGCAGTGCGGGCACTCGACGTAAAAATGCGTTTGGTCGCCGGCGAGGATGTAGCGCCAGAAAGGATGCGTGGGGCTGTTTGGCGTGCTGCTGTAATAGTGGAACTCCAGCGCACCGAAGCCATCGGTGCGCTTCGCGATGAGGTGGAAGGGGTGGGCCTCGGGGGCTTGCTCGCTCTCGCTTTGGATGAGCTTTGAGGCTTCGTCGCAAAGGGTGATGCCGTAGGAGCCGCCGGAGAGAGCGCCGGGGGAATTGCCGCCGACGAGGTTGACCATGCCGCCGGAGAGGTCCATGGACATGGAGCGGTAGCGGTCGGCGTTCGCAGGCTTGCAGGCGGAGAGGATGGGATTTTCGTCGATGAGCACCTGCATGCGCTTTTCGCTGAGTTCGGTCTTGGTCCAATCGCGTGAGCTGCCGATCATGAGGATGGGCATGGGGGCGTTCACCAGGCGATACGCGGCCCCGAGGGTGAGCATGGTCGTTTTTGCGATCTGCACCCCGGCGGAGACCCCGCATTCATTGATGCCGGCCTCGGGGTTGAAGCATTCCAAGATGGGACGCTGAAACGGGCGCGAGGCGGTGCGAAACGGCCCGGCGGAGTTTGGGGCCATCTTGCGCGGGAGGATGATGTTTTCCTCCAGCCAGGGCACGACGGCCTTGCGCCGCTGGGTGCGAAACATGCCGAGCACTTCGCTCTGCACGGCGGCGGCACGGCGCTGCTGCGGGGTGTAGGGCACACGCGAGGGCGTGTAGATGATCTGCGGGGCGGGTGCCGTGGGCGCGGCCTCGGGCGTGACAGCGACGGCGCGAGGAGGCAGCAGGGCGGCGATCTGCGCGTCGGCGTAGAGTTCGTCGATCTCGGCCTTGCTGGCGCTGCCGCGACCGTATTTGTCGAGCAACGCGGCAAGACGCCGACGATTGAGCGCACTGGCGGCGGCGGTGAGGTCTGGGGGCGGGGCGGTCATGCGACGCGCTTGATTTCAAGATCAGGGAAGGCGCGTTGCATGCGGTCGAGGATGACGGCACAGTAGTCGGGGCTGAGCTCCATGCCGTAGCAGATGCGGTGCAGGTTTTGGGCAGCGACCATGGTGGTGACGGAGCCGAGGAAGGGATCATGAACGTCGCCGGAGTGGTTGCGCATCGGACGAGCCATGCACTCGACGGGCTTTTGGGTGGAGTGAACGGTTTTGCCATCGTCCACATCACCTTGCGTCCGGTGCATGTTGGCGATTTGCCAAAGGCTGGTTTGCTTCCGGTCTCCTATCCACTCAGCGGTGGCGTTTTTGCGGACGCCATACCAGCAGGGCTCGTGCTGCCAATGATAGTTTCCACGTCCCATCACGAGGGATGGCTTTGCCCAAATAATCTGGGAGCGAGTAGTGAATCCGGCTGTCTCCATGGACGTCTGAACCGTGCCCGCGTAACGGCCCGCATGCCAGATGTAACAGACCGACGACGGACTGAGTTGCCAGGCTCCCGTCCAATCGCAGATGTCATCATTCATGACTTTCCCACTTGCTAGGATCTGTCCTGGTTTATTTATTCCAGCTTCAAGCCTCCAGTCTGGATCATACTCGACGCCATAGGGCGGATCGGTGATCATGAGGCGGGGCTTTGCGCCGTTGAGCAGGCGAGCGGCATCGGTAGCTTCGGTGCTCGATCCGCACATGAGGCGGTGGGGGCCGATCTGCCATATCTGGCCGGTTTCCACCTGCCAGATTTTATTGAGCTCGGCGGCGCGGTCGAGGTCGGGCTCGGCGTCGGCATCGCCTACGGGTGGTGGCGGCGCGGGTGGCAGCGCGGAGAGAAGCGCCAAAACGGGATCGACCGAGGCATCGCGAAGGCTGGCAAGCAGGGCATCGAGCTTATCTTCGTCGTTTTTGCCGGAGTGGGCATTGGCTGCCAGCATGCGGGCGAGGTGCGTCTCTTCATCATAATCGACGACGACGACATCGGCATGGGTGAAGCCGAGGGCGGTCATGCGCCAGGCGCGAACGTGACCGGAGACCCACATGCGGTTTCGTTTGTTCCAGATGAGCGGATCAAAGTAGTCGTGCTCCAGGCTGGCATCCAGGGTGCGGACTTCCTCGCTGTCGGCGTCTGGAATGACGCGGGGATTTTTGGGATGAGGATGGTTGATCTCCGCGAGGGGGGCGGATTTCCAGAGTTCGAGGTTGGCGTGTTTTTCGGTCATGGGATCACAAGGCCAGCTCGGCGAGGACGTTTTCGAGCGCGGGATTGAATTCCTCCTCGCGCCACTGGCTGATGGCCCGCATGGCATGCTGGGGGTTGTCAGGGTTCGCCCGCTGGGCGATGCGGCCTTCAAAGGAGGCGAAAAGCGAGACGAATTTCATGAGCGCGGCTTTGGCGTCCTGCCAGGCGGACATGGGCTGGAGTCGGCCGCTTTCCAGCTCGGCCTGGACGCGACGCTGGCGGGCGAGGTGGTAGGACTTGAGGGAGTCGGCGGCGATTTTCACGAAGCCGATGGCGGCCATGGGATCACCGCGATCCAGTGCGACCTGCCGCTGCGCATTGGCAGCCACCATGCCCGCCCAGCACTGACACTCGGCGTATTCCTCGGGCGTCCACTGGTCCTGTGGTTTCTCCATCGCGGGTGGGGCCACATGCACCAGCCGATCTCCGGGTGGTGTCTGCCCACCCATCACGGCGACCAGGGCGCGTTTTTGCTCTTCACTTGGGTCGGCGACTTCGAGCGCCTTCGCTCCCTGCGTCGCCAAAAACGCCACATAATCCGGGTGCCGGTTCTTGGCATGGAGTTGCGCCGTGCGAAGGGCCACCCCCTTCGCAGCCATGTAGAGCTTCACCAGCCCCGATTCTGCATGCGACCGCGCCATGATGCGTTTGCGGTGTCAAAGCGCACCGAAACCGCGCAAAACGCAACGCATGCGCCCAAACCATGCGCAAACACGTTTGCGCGTCCGCTCGCACAAAGGCCGTGAGACATTAAACCCGACTGGATAGGGGTGGCTGGAAAAAGATTCCTTACCACCCCCCCCCACCCTATGAGGGTCGCGACGCTCAAACCCACACCCACAGCCACCTACTCCAGAAGTCGCCTCAGTCACACAATCCCTCAAAACCCTCATAGACCCTCAAAACCCTCTCACTTCCTTGGAAAATCAAGGGTTCCAGCGCGAGAGGGTGGCCATTCAAAAGCTGCATTCGAGAGGGTAGCCTCTTGAAATGGCACCCACTTCCTCCGCAATCGTTCAAAACAGCCTGAAAAGCCGAGAGGGTCGAGAGGGTCGTCTGTTGATTGGTGGGAATAAAAAGAGGGTCGGGCGGCGGCGGCGAGCCGTCTGCATTCCGCCTCCGGCGATGCTGCCGCACACGCGCAGCGATAGCTATGGTGCGCCGTTCGCGGCGTTGCGTTCTTGCCTCACCTCTCACCCCTCGCTCACCCCGCACCCCGCGAGCGCATCATGGCGCTCGCGCTCACTCACCTCTCACCCCTCCGCATCGCGGACCTTCTCGACCAGGAGCCTGCGAGGGTTCGACCCTGCGAGGTTCTTGAATGCCCACACGCTGCCGTCGCTGGCCTTGAAGTGCCGCTCGTGCATCTGCGTCTTGAGCGCCTTGCCAAAGCTCGCGGTGCTCTTGCTCCCCATGAATTCCGCCGCCGCTGCCATCGTGGCCGCATCCACCGTGCCCTGCCCACCGTCCTCGGTCCACAGTGCATCGACATCCTCCGCCGCTGCCTTTTCCGCCGACTTCGCCGGTGCTTTGAAGTCCTTGCACGCCAGCACCGCCTCGATGCTCGTCTCGGGCCACAGGTAGCCCGTCACCGCGTCCAGCCCATGCCGTCTCGCGATACCCGCAAATTGCCGCACCAGCACCTCGAATCGATCGCGTGGCTTACCATCACCGTCCTTGGTGTATTCCTCGACCGCGATCTGCGCCAGTCGCGCAAAGTCCCGGCTCTGCTTGTCGCCGATCTCATCGTTACCACTCGCTATCATGCAGTCCCATTGCTGCTTAAAAAGTCCACCCGTGTGCCACACCACCGCCGGTGCGAACCGCGCCCAGCTTTCGAAGCTCCCCAGCAATCGCCCAGGCTTCAGCGGTCGCCCAGACTTGTCCCACTCACGCACCATCGCCCAGCAGGCTGACAGCACCATCTTGCGGTTACCCTCGTTGCGAAAAAAATCATCGTCGATCAGCGTCGCCGTCGCAGGCAGCACGCGATCCGTCCCCGTCATCGGGTTCCACAAATCAACGAGCAAACCACGACGCTGCAAGTCGCGACTCAGCGTGATGTTGTTGCCGCTGCCCATCACCGTCGTGCGGTTCACATAGCGGCCCAGCTCCGTGTTGTTGCCCATCTTGCGCAGCTCATGCTCGTCCTCCTGGATAAAGGTATCGAGCAGGGCCGTCTTGATCGGCTTGCCACCCCAGTCGATATTATCAAAATTCACATACGGCGAGTGGGTGCGACATACCGTGTCGAGATACTTCGCTAACTCCTCCTCCTTCTCGTCCTCGAGCGTCTTCACCGCTCTGCTCCCATGGATCGCCCAGGTGATGAGCCACGTCAGATTCGTCTTCCCACTCTCTTGAATGTTCGCATTCACAAAAAACGCCGGAGCACGCCCCCCAAACAGACCGCGCCCAAACATCGTCACCAGGGCAGCCAGCCAGATCGCAAAGTCACGCTCCTTCTGTCTCCACGCGAAATACTGCACCAGGTCGTGTAGCCACATCACCGCGTCCGTCACCTCCATGTTCTCGTCATACATCACCTCGCCCGTCGTCCACGTCTTCGAGTGCGCGTCGTAGCCTTTCCGGCACAGTCGTATCATCGGCAGACCGCGCTCGTCCTGCTCATCGGTAAAGGTCGGCAGGCACACTGGTGCCACATGCTCCACCTCCGGCAGACTCCGCTTAAAGTCCTCGCTCGCCAGGATGATCGACGCTTGGTGAATACTCAGATCACTCTCGACCAGGATCTCCTTGCCCGTCAGCGCACCCGCCGCATCCGTCTCCTTTTTCGTCCCCGCATGCAGCACCACCTGCCCTCCTTGGCTCGATGGCAGCCAGGTGCAAAACGCCAGTGGCTTCATGACTTGGAAGCCCTCCTCGCTCTCACTCCACGTCACGACCTCACCTCCACTGCGAAAGATCAGATCACGCCCACGCAGCACCTCGATCACCCGCAGCACCAGCTTCTGCGGCACTGGTCTTGACTTCTCCTTGCCCACATACAGCGAGAAGGCCAGTCTCGCCGCCGCGTCCGGCACCTCCACGCCGGCCGTCCGTGCCAGCGGCTCAAACGCCGCCGCGATCCGTTGCGCTCCATCACTCGCGATCACCATGCTCTCACGGCCTCCTCACCGATGCAGCCACCGTTGATTGTCGCACCTGGATTAAAATACAGCAACCGCTGCTTCTTCGCTCCGTGCTCAAACGGCACAAAGCGCCCCTCCTTCATCTTCCCTTCGCGAAGCGTGTTCGGCATCCGCATCGCCGCCGTTGGGTTGCTGAGGCTTTGAGGGTCGAAGCCTAGCATCGTCATCACATCACGTGCCGCCGTCCGCATCGCACTCCACTCATCATAGTCTCGCGCATCCACCCGCACCAGTGCATGCAGACTGCGGCCTGCGCTACTCGTGATCGCTACAACAGGCAGCCGCACTTGCGCGATCGCATTCAGCCACATCGCCTCCGGTGCCTCGTCAGACTCCCATAGCATGTAGCGAAACGCCGCCACACTCTGGATCGTCCGTCGGCTCAGTCGCGGTGGCGTCGTCCCTTGAACCGCATGCCACTTGCCATCCACGGGCTGGATCATCATCACACAGCCCTCACGGCTGCCACGTGGCCCGTCCTTCACCCGCTGCGCCTTCACTTGCGGGTCTTTACCCAGGGCGAACCACGCGCCCTTGTAGCGCATGTAGTCACCCATGCTGCGCATCGAGGTGAAACACATCACCATCTGCGTCGGCGCATAGATCGCGTCGATGAAATCGCCCGTGTCCACCGTCCACGGGTCCACGCTCGATCTCGCCCGCAGCCACGCATGATCACACGTCCAGTCCGCGCACTGCACCTTTTTCAGGATCTCCGCATCATACAGCAGTTTCTCCTTCTTCTTCGCTGGCACATACACCGGCGCATTCTCGTCGCTTGATCCGTCCAGCATCCAGCCACGCGGCTTCGAGTGCGCGGCCCGCGCCGCCGATTGGATCTTGTGTAGCAGGTCACGCTCCGTCCAGTGCGGTGCGCAGGCTTGGTTGTATTCCTGCATCAGCATCATCGCATCCACCTCATTGAGTGCAAAGCCATGCACCAGCGCACACGCCACGCCAAACGTCGTCCCATGTCCGCCACTGCCAGCGATGGCAGGCGGACACGCCGCCACATACTTCCGCGCCCTGCCGATGATGTCCCCTCCAGTCATGCTAGATCGTCTCCCGTCGTTGAATTTTGGTTGTTTTCTCCCTGCCTCAATGACCGCCCGTCAAATCGGCCCCACCCCGATCGCCTTCGCCACCTCGCTGATCACCTTCATCGGCTCGTCGCTCGAGTCGCTCTCCGCGCACAGCAGCAGCATCAGAGCGCAGCGCATCGGGGCGCGTTGCTTCTTGTCGCCGCGCATCCATTCCATCGCCGCCTCGCGGTCGGTGATACCACGCCAGGCCTCCAGTGCTCCGGCGTCCACATCCGTCGTCAGATGCGCCAGGAAATCCCGCAGCGGCTCCCACGGCGCACTCGTCATCACCAGCGTTGGGTTCTCCAGCAGCTCGTCATAAATTGCGCCCAGGTTGGTGCGCAGCCATTGCCGCAGTTGCTCCACCTCCTCCATGGCATCAGTCTTGATCGGCATCGTGCTCACCGGCGGCGACAGCACCTCCATCGTGGTCTCCTGCTCGTTATCGGCGTCGTCATCGCTCACCTCGGTCGGCGGCTTCACACTCAGCGCATCGCGCATCATGGACGAGTTCACCAGCCGCACATGCCCCTCCGCATGCAGCGGAGCCGCCACCACATACACCGGCACCCCGATCTCCAGTGCCACCTGTTCCCAGGTGCGGCCTTCGCGATCCTTCGGCATCATCACATCGCCAAACTCAAACTCCGGCTGCGGTTGCCCGCTTTCACCCATCGCAAATTCACGTCGCCCCGCCCACTCCACGAAGTGATAACCCTTCGCCACTTTGTATTTCTTGCGCAGGACGATCTCACGCGCCAGCCACTCCTTCCGCCGCTTCTCTGGCAACACATAATGCGCCTGGATGTAGGCCTTTGCCTGTCCATGCGCCATCGGCTCCCCGGTCTCCAGATCCTTGAGGATCATCTGCGTCGCTGCACGTCGGTCCTTCGCGTCCAGCACCTCCAGCAGCAGCTCTGCCGTGTTCATGCTCAGCCTCCCATCGCTCAGCGCCGCTCTCGCCGCCTGCGGCAGTTGCTCACCCAGTTCGAACCATAGCTGCGCACGCTCGGCAGACACACCCAGACTCGGAGCCAGTTCGTCCGTTCGCATGCCCAGCTTCACACCGTTCTCCACCGCTACGATCTTCTCTTCCGCATCCAGCGGATCATTGTGCCCGTGATCTTCCAGCAGGAAACGATACGCCGCCGCCTCGTCCTCGTAGTGGTGCACCACCTGCGCACACTCCGTCCAGCCCAGCGTGCTCATCGCCTCAAAGCGGCGGTGCCCTTTGAGCAGATAGTCACCATCCACCCGCTCCCACACATGGATCGCGTCTTGCAGACCCTCACGGGCCAGCGACGACACCAGCTCCGGCATGCCACGATAATTCGAGCCGCGTGGGTTCCATTCCCAAAATTTCACACGCTCCAAAGAGCGCACCACCACTTCGTTTTTTGTTTCAGTCATAGATTCGTTGGTTCAGTGTTAGTCTTGGAGTTGCGCCGCGATCCGCAGCAGTTCCTTGGCAGTCATCTCGCAGCCTTGGTGGAAAATGACCGTGCTCTTTCTCGTCAGCACGTAGGGCGTCTCGATCTTCACTGTGTCGCCAGTTTTTACCTGCGACTCCAGCCACTGCCTTTGTTCTGATAGTCCTCGGATGTGGTTCGCTGCAAAAACCTGCCGCGTCTGCGCTGGCGTCATGTGCTGCACATTCACCAACAGTGTGTCCGTTTGCCCATCCCGCAGCACCAGCACCTCAATCGGCTCGATCATCACCCGCTCCTGCTCACTCATTGGCAGACGCTCCAGTTTCCGAGCGGCGGGATACTCTGCTAACAGTAGCTGAGGCGACAACTGGTGCCGGCCGATTTTTTCCAGTTGAGACAGCACATCGAGCGGAATGTCGATGGCGTCAGAAATGCCCGCCAAAGACAGTCCACCCTCCTCCAACGCCTCGACGATAAGTTCTCCGGCCCTGACAAATTCCAAACACCCCGCCGTGAGTGCGTCTTTGATTTCAGCTAACTTGTCCGTCTTTTTTACAATCGTTTTCATGCTGCTATTTCTTCTATTGGTTGTTGTGTTTTCCGTGCCTTGATGCCGTCATTGAGACGGTTCAAAATGTGCTGTTTTTTAAACCACGCCCGTGCCATGCGCGTGCTGAGCTTCCCCTTTGCCACTGCCCGCTCGATTGCTTTAACTACCGGCTGCAACTCTATTTGTTTTTTACTTAGAGGTTTTCTAATCTGCTCAATAGTCACAAAAAAATTAGTGTAGTCACTGACTCCCAGTTTGGGTGATGGGTAACCAAATACGTCATGTGAGGGCCACATGCGATGGTGGTCTTCCTGTAATGTATTTCTTGGTTTCCAGTGCTGCACATAACGGATCGGCATCACATGCCATGCAGCGATCTGGGGCCTAAACTTCCGCACCCACCATTCCATGTCATAAAATTTGCCCGTTTCTCGGCGTGTTCTCTCTCTGAACATTCCGAAAGAAAAATCATCAAAACTTGAATCAAAACAGTTCCCCGGCTCTAACAATTCACAGGTGTATTCGTCGCTACTGCACCTACCCCATCCACAAAAATAACCATCCCATGGGTTGGCTTGTTGTGCCCAGGTAAATCTGTAAAGACAGTCATTAGCAAATAAAACATTTTTATTGCTAAAGCATTCGTTCACAAAGTCCCGCATCTCTTGCCGGACTTCATTCAAGTTCATCACATCCGCCTGTTTTTCATTCCTTATCTTCTTGGCCCAATACTCTGCAAGATCACTCCTCTCTAACTCCCAAGTAATGCCTAAATTGGGCATTGGTGAATTCCATCCGCCTCGAGTCCATCTTCTAGCCTCACAAATAAAAATGTCCGGCTTACAGAGATCAGACATCACGATGTAAACATCGCAGTTGCAGTGCCTCTTTGCATTTGGTGAAGGTGAACAAATAACAGCATGGATGAGATACGTCTGTTTCTCGCGCAGGTCTGGATTTTGAGATCGTGTTTTCATAATGTAAGCCCCAGCCGTCTTGCCTCGCCCGCCTCGTGCAGCTCATTGAGCACACGTCTCCTTTGCCGCTCATCGAGCCGCGCAAATGCCTGCTTCATCGGCACCCCCTCATAGGTCTCCGCTGTCTCCTTACTGCCGCCGGTGCGGTTGTGGTTCCCGAGTTGCACCGACTCATACACAGCCCGCGCTTCGTCCGATTTTTCAAACCAAAAACGAAAGCCTCGCGGCAGCTTGCCCGTGCGCATCATCTCCTCACGCAGCTTGTTCATCGCGGCACACACCGCACTCCGCTTGTTCTCGGCCTTAAGTTGCCACAGCAGGCCGATGCTCTCAAAACTCGGCAGCACCTCACGCACCACCACGCCGCGATTCAGCGCATAGGCCAGCAGCGTCACGCGGCGCCCCGTCTCCCACGGCGTCTGCGTCCCCAGCATCAGCAGTTCAAACACCGCCTCGGCGTCCGCCGCTCTCGGCAGTGCCAGCCCACCATTGCACCGCACCGCGATCCGTTGCATCTCCCGCACCATCGCCGCAGTCATGGGTGGACAGGCCACAAAAAAGCGCAGCGCCATGATCCAGACGCGATACCCCATCTCGGTGATGGGTGGCCGACCCGCCACCGCGTTATTCGTGACCACCGCAAACAGCGAGTCCTTCGCCAAAGTTTCTTCGTCATCACGACGCCCTTGATGCAGCGCATCAAAGCTCAATCCGCCCTGGCCGCGCAGCGCAGCGATGTCGTGATGCTCGTTACTCACAGCAGCCACCCCCACTTCGTTTGCAGTTGCTTGCTCGCCGCCTTCGCGCTCAGCTCACACACCTGGATGCCATTCACGCAGGCCGTCGCATTGCACGTCGCTGTCTTGAGCTCACTCAGCAGTTGCCGCTTGTCTTCCAGGCTCACCAGACTCGGCTCCATCGCCAGCAGCTTGCCGATGCCGTCGATCACACCCGCCCACTTCACCAGGCCCGCGTGAAACTCCGCCCGTAAATGCTCCGGGTGCGTCGCAATTTGTTGCGTCAGACTCATCTCGCAGCCCTCCCATCGTGAGACAGGCTGCCAGCTAGCGCTTCGGCAAAGGCAGACTCACGCAGGGCCTCCATCGCCTCGCGAAGTCGCGCGATCGCCTCGGGAATCGCGAGCGCCTTCGGCATCTCACACATGCCATCGCGATAAGGCAGCACCTCAAATTCAAACACTCGCACCTGCGTGCGACGTGTCCCGACTTCAACATCCACCACAAAGCCATGCTTCGCCGGTTGCAGGATCGTCACGCCATTCTTCAAGTCATCGCTCATGCTGCTCTCCTTTCATGATTGGAAATCACTGCCCGCCCCATCTCACGCGAGATCGCCTCAAACACCGTCTCCACCGCGCAGCGCAGTTGCAGCAGTCCCGGTCCCGTCGTGTCCGACTGCGCCGCCTCGATCTCTGCCGCCAGTTGCGGCACCGTCATAAAAGCCTTGCCGCTGTGCCGAGCCGAGAGCCAACCATGCAGGCCATGCAGTGTGATCTTTCGCACCAGCTTCTTTTCGCACGGCAGCTCCACCACCGGCAGACCATCGTCACGGATCATGCGTGCCACCTCCTGCGGCCTGGAGCCAAAATACCGCGCCACCTGCGCCACCGTGTAAAGCCCAGCACTCATGCTGCCACCTCCTTATGCTTCGCATTCCACTCTCTCATGCGTCGATTGTTGTCCTCACGGCAACTAGCACACCGAGGTGAGTGATTGCTCAGTGGACGGCGACAGTCCCGGCACTTTCCTTGGCCCTTCAGCACTGACGCCCGCGCCGTGAAATAAGCCGGGTTAGCCCGACCATCCGGCAGACGACTCGGTGGCAAATTGGCATACTTTTTGTTGCCCTCCCCTGCCCGCTGACTCAGTCGCAGTCGCTCACACACCCGAGCCAGACTCAGGCTCGCCTGACTCGCCAGCACCGCCTTCGCATGCCAGCGTGCTTGGCGTAGCAGCCAGGGCCGCTCCACCTGCACTCGCCCACCAGTCGCAGCCGTGATCAGGTCAAAAATCCCCTGCACCCCAGGCGAATAAAGCTCACGCAACAGTCCATTGGCCTCAGCGTGCATGCCCGCCATCTCTTGCGGATCGTGACTCCACCAGCCCGCTGCATGCGTCAGCGCCAGGTCTTGCGCCAGACTCTCCAGCATCGCCGCGCCCAGCAGCCAGCCTGCATCTTCCAGCTCCGGCACCAGTGCCGCGCCAGGCGTCACATGTCGCGCCGTTGGCTTCTCGACCTTATAGTGCCTACCCATCTGCATCCGGGTCATACCGCGCCCCCCTTTCCATCACAGCGATCCAGCAGCCCATGCTGGCAGCCGATGACTAGGTGCAAGCTTTCCTCCGCCTCCTGCCTGCGCCCTTGGCGCACATGCTCACGTGCCTCGCACGTCTCCACCACCATCGCACCCACGATGCGTCTCAGCTCCGCGTGAGTCAGGCTGCCAGTCTGTTCAGTGTCGGCCTGCTCCGCGTCCGGCTCGTTGTCCCACCGCCATTCCTCGCCGGTCACCTCGTCCCAGCAGCGTTCTCTGCGCTCCTGCGCACGCCGCAGGCGCTCCGCCTCAAGCCACTGCTCATTCCGATACACCGCCGCAGCGGCCCACCAAATGAGCACGCACGCCACCAGTGAGGTCAGCGCCAGCACCAGCGGCACACTCGGTGTCGTCAGTATTGCAAAGACTCGATCAAATCCGTTCGTCATATTGTAGCCTCCTGAGTTGTTGGAAAAAAGTTCCCGGCGTTGCCCCGCCGGGTGGGGGTTGCTTCACCGCACCCGCTGCCACACCCGTTTGAGCCAGCTTTGGTGCTCCGGCTCAAAGTCCGCCGCCCATGCAGGCAGTTGCAGCTTCGGCATTTGCCTCACGCTCGCCTGGAGCTGCTGCCGCAGCAGCAGTGCGCCCAGGCCGCGCCCCAGCGCACTGCGCCGGGGTGCCCCGAAGGGTCTTCTCACGTTCACTTGCTCCGGCAGTTTTTCAGCCCGCAGCACTTCGTTGTTATTGTTGGTCTTCATGCGTTGTTTTGTGTTTGGTTGTTGCCCGTCCCCGGTGTCCCGCCGGTTCAAAAATTCAGGCCGCGATCCGCGCCATCTGGTAGCGCCAGGGTCGGTCCTCACTCAGGCGGCTTGCTTCACAGGGAGTTGCATCAGCTTCACAGATCCCGTCTGTCTCAGCTCCAACAGCACTCGCACTAGGCCTTGGCGGGCCAGGTCACTGAGGCTCACGCCGGTTCTGTCGCAGCATTCACTCGCTTCGCCGTCCAACTCAGGTGGCAGGGTGATCGTAATTCGGTTTGGTTTCTTCATCGAGTTAACTTTGTTATCAAAGTTAACTTATCGCGCAAGCGCTTTTTGATGACAAAGTTAACTTTGTGATGTATTTGTAGGGATGAGCATCAAAAACGCCCGCATTCTTGGTGTCCGGCTGGATGAAAAAACCACCGCCCGCATCGCTGTTTTCGAACAGAAAACCCACATCGAAGCCGTCTCCTTAGCCAGGGCTTCCCTGCTTGCCGCGCTCGATTACTTCGACGCCACCGGATCGCTATCGCTACCGCTGCAAATATCCCCAGCCACTCCCACTGAGGAAAAGATAGCTGGACAAAAAAACGCCAATCTGTTGGAATCCCAGGAATGTGCTCCACCTGCGCCTTCGCGAAAGCGTTCCCCCAGCACCGGACCGGTGCCAACGACTGCGAACATTGTGCGGCTGCCTCCGCCGCCCGTCATAGCCACACTACTGCACGACATGGTAGCCGAGACGTCCAACCCCTCACCTGTCACCGAGCCCCGCAGCGAAGCACGCTACGAAAAAAAACGCCGTAAAGCATAAATTTGTTTCCACCAATGAACACCTCAACTGAACGCCCCACCGCCCTGATCAAACGCCGCGTTAAAAACGGCACCGCGCAGACCGTCGCTTTCTGTTTCTTCTTTGGTGGCATCTACCTTCTTCTGTTTCTTTCTCCGCCCCTCGGCCTGCTCGCCATGCTGCTGGGTCTCGTGGTCGATGCATTTCGCACCGTCGAGCACACTTGCGGAGCTTGCGGAGCTTGCGGCAATCACGTCGCCAGCACCAGCACCCTCTGCCCCACCTGCCACATCACGCTCGAGCCACCACCCAGCCCGTGGCCCAACAGGCTGCTCAGCCTAGGCCTGATCGCGCTCGTGGTCATCGGTGGCATCCTGTTGCGACGCTGGATGCTAGGCACACTTTGAGCGCGATCTACTTTCAATCCGCCCACAAAAAAGCCGCTCCAATCGAGCGGCTTTTTTATTGATCAATTCGTCCGCGTCTCAACCCCGATGGCAAACCACGCGTCGCCATCCTCCTTTCGTAACGGCCTGCGATACCGCTTCCGGATCACCCCTTCCGAATTGCCCGCCCACTCCGCCACTTGGCCACGTCCATGCCCCTGCGCTAGGCGATACGAGATATACGAGTGCCGCATGATGTCCTGCGGCCACACGCTCATCATCTTCGCTGCTTTGAGCAGTCGCATGAGGTGCGGTTGATCCGTCGTCCGCACACAATGCTTAGCCGCACGTTTGCACTTTTTGCCCCAGCGTGCGTCAGCATTGGCACCGCGCAGCATCGCCCGCACATTGTCAGGGATCGGCACATAACGCTGCTGCATCGTCTTGAGCGCCACCTGCGGCCCCAGGTCCAAATAACCGCGCTCCCAGTCCCACATCGCCCAGGTGATGCGGCGCATCTCAAACGGACGCAGACCCATCCAACAGCCAATCACAAAGTAATTGAGACACTGCGGCTCCTTCGCACGAATCAGCGCCAAAATCTTCCGCGCCTGGTCAACGCTAAAAATCTCCGGCACCGGGTCCGCCTCCTTTCGTTTTTTGATCACCTCCGCCGGATGCGGCTCACCTCGCGCACGCATTCCCCATTCGCGACACCGATTCAAAAACGTCTTCCACGACGCCAAGCGATTGTTAAAAAATCGCGCTCCGATCTCCGCACCATCCTCACGCGGCCGCCCGATCCACGTCGTTAGCATCTCCACGTCGAGGTCACACACCGACACCTCACCATAGCGCATCACAAACGCCTCCAGCTCCTTGCGCAGCCCCGCCAGATGCTCCCACGAAGACCGCGCATGCAGCGCCAAAAAACGAGGCACCGCCACCGCCATCGATGAGCGATCCAGCGCCCCATGCCCCGCCTTTAGCCAAGCATCCACCGCCCGCGAAACATTCGCCAACCCATCACACCTGCGCACCGCATCGCGCACCGCCTCCACCACCGAATGCAACGACCTCGACCCCGCAATCTCCAGCAGTCCTTGCACCGCCTCCGCCTCGATCACCGAGACCATGCGCGATCCCGCTTTGCCGGCCAACTCCCGCACCTTGGACTGCGCCAATTTGAGCGCCCCCTCCCGCGTCATTGCCGTCGTCGAGCGTCCCTGCCGCGCCTCCCGCCACCGCACGACAAAACGCCCATCCCCCCGGCGCGAAACTCGCGCCTCCACCCCGCCATATTTCACACTCTGAATCGTCTTTCCCATGACACCCTTTTACACCCTTTTTTAGGCCATAAAAGGCCAAAAACAGCCCAAAACAGCTTTCAAAGCCCAAACCCTCCTTTGAGCCTCCCGCCCTAGTGAAATCAAGCCTCCAGCCCCAAATTGAGGTGGTGGAGATAAGGGGATTCGAAGCCTTGCATTTACTGGGGGAATGTGGCGGTGGGTGTGATTACACCCTGTTTACACACCCAGCTCAAAAGCCACACGACTGCCGCAGTGAGGCCATAGGGAACGCCGGGCCGGGGTCGTTTTTTCTGCTTGGAGCGATGTCGTCGTGGCCGACGATGTCGTCGAGCTGGTAGCGAGTGACGAGGGCTTTGGCGACTTGCTCGCAGGCGGCGAGTTGGGCCAGTGGGTAGGCTTCCCACTGCTTTTCTGGGCCGCCGTTTTTGTGCCGAGCTTCGATGGTTGGATGCTTTGACCAACGCTTCGTGAGCCGCTCGTCATCGCCAGCGTTCGCGAGTTCGATGCCAATGGTGCAGGCATTGAGGTTTTTGTGCCCCTGCCATTGGGACACGCCTGCATGGCCACAGGTGCGATCAAACGGGCGCGTCTGATAGACGGTGCCGTCGCGGTCGATGACGAGGTGAGCGGAGGCACCTTTGGCGGCGGGCGTTCGCCAAAATTCGATGCTGCTTTCGGCACTGGCTCCAGCCGTAAAATGGATGACGAGGAAACGACGCACGGGCATTTTTGCGCCGCCTTGGATGGGGCGACGCAGGGCGGAGTCGAGCCAGTGGTCGCCGGTAATGCTCATGGGCGTTGGCTCATTTACCGCTGGTCACATCCACCACGAGCCGACGCTGGCCGTAGCTGATGACGGCACTCTGCATGGCAGAGCGGGCAGCGTCTTGGCCGATGCCGAGCCACTGGGGTGAGCTGAGGCCCAGGAATGCCTTGCTGCCATTGGCGGTGGTCGTGCAGCTCGGCAGCGTGAGCAGGCAGAGACTGGCGAGGAGCAGCTTGAGGGAGCCGGTGATACCTGCGTCTTTGGCGACGTAGCCCAGGATGGCAATGGTGACGGGGATGAGCCACTGCTGCCAGTGGGCGAGGTCGCCGCCGTTGCCTTGATAAATGGCGAGGAAGGACAGGCCAGCAAGCGAGGCTCCGATGAGGGTGGTGCGGTAGTTTTTCATGTTACCACTCAACCCGTGTCAATGCCTCACGCATGATGGCGATCGTGCGAGGCGTTGGACAGTAGATTGGCGAGTTGCTTGTGCAGCTCGATGCGGTCGGCCTCGCAGCGGTCACTGCGTTCGCGGAGGCGCTGGAGTTCGCGATCCATGGCATTGAGGCGATCAGTTCGCTCTTTGTTGAGCTCGGTCACGAGTGCTTGGTTGCCTTTGGTTTGCCACCACACTGCGATGACCAGGATCATGGCCACGGGACCAGTTGAGACGATGACTTCGAATGCTTTGGCAATGAGCGAGGGGTCCATGGTCAGAGCGTTTGCGCGGTGGCGAAGAGGGCGTCGATTTGTTCGGGGGTTTGGCCGATGGCCGTGGCGAGGGCGATGACGAAGGGATGGTCTCGTTGCACGGTGGTGCTTTGTGCCGTGTTCCACCAGATCTCGCCTTGCGGTGTCGCTAGCGCGGCGGCTTTGACCTGCTCGTAGAGTCCGGCTTCAAGGAGGGCGAAGGCGAGGGCGCGGAAGCTGACGACTACAGGCTGCGGTGGAGTCTCATTGACCTGCCAACCGAGTGTGAGCGTGTTGGCCTCATGGTCTGCCACCTCGGTGCGGGTGAGGTATTGGTTGGTCGCGATGTCTGGCTGTGGGATTTTGACGACTTGATAAACTTGCAGAGTTGAGTCGAGGCCAACAATCTCAGCGTCGTCGTCGCGAGGATAGGACGGAAGGAAGGTCTGCGTGACGGTGTTGTAGAGTCGTTTCATGGAGGTTATTTGATCGCGACAAGAATACCCACTGCGTCAAAGGTGCTGGAGGCTGCCGTCCATGTTCGGTTCGAGTTATCGGCAGATAGTAGCTCCGCAAGTCCACAGCGGAAATACGTTCCAGAGCTGTTTAACCGCGTGGTCATTCCGGTTGGTTGTGTTAATGAGATGGTCTGATCTCGATCATGAATAAAAGATAATAATAGTGATCCAGAAGTTGATGATATTCCGGTAAATGTCATGCTGGTTCCAGATCTTTGCTGGTAGCTGCCATTTGCATTGATTGTCGAGGCGTTACGATATGCGACCATGTAACCAATGCGAGTTCCACTTCCGAAAGAATAATTGGCAGGTTCAGACGATGCTACACGGTAAAATGCTGCCGTCCCATATCCCAATGACGACCATGTGTAAATTGATCCAATTCTCGTCCAACCTGATGGCGTTGTGATAAAAACGGGGTTAGCATTTGTTATGAATGATAGTAATAGATCGCCATTAGCTGTTCCACTTGGAACAGCTACGTTGGCGTCATTTGCTATCGCAGATACGCCAACAAAGATTGGGGTTGCCGCATAAAAATATGGATTTACAAGATTCATTAGCGAGTGCCGATAAGGGTTACCTTGAGACCCGCGCCCGCGATGGTGCTTCCAATTTGATCGATGTCGATAGTGATCTCTGAATCGTCCGCCAATGCTGAGTCTGAGATTACTGCTGGAGCGGCTGCTGTGGTGCTGGTTTTTTCTGTGGCGTCGATGGAGAGCTTGGTGCTCAGGATGGAGGTCCCGTTTTCGTTGATGTCCACGATGAGCGTCGAACCCGTGGGCGCGGTGCCGACGCTCGCCCGCACAGACGTGACCGTCATCGCGCAGGGCATGCGGAAGGTTAGCTTTGCGGTGCCTGCGGTGAGTGCGGTGGCTTCGTCTGACACCGCCGTTGAATACTCAAATGGCATGCCTACAAAGCTCCCACCTGCTCGATAAATGAGATTACCTTCGATGGTTAAATTACCAGCCGAACTACGGGCGAGGGTTGTATCAGAAGCGTGACCAATATCCAGACTTCCGACACCCAGAGCAGTGGAGGTTGAGGGGGTGATAACCAAAGTCCCAGAAGCATCTGGGAATGAGACGGTGCGGGCCGCTGTTGCGGTGCCAAGGATTGTGGTGCGGGTCGCTGAGTTGCCGAGCTCGATGGAACCTGTGCCGCCGGTGGCGATCGAGCCGCCACCATTGTTGGTAGTGATGCTGCCGCCACCATTGCTGGTGTCGATGCTGCCACCCATCCGGCCATCGTCGCCACCATAGGTCAGGATGTTGCCGCCACTGCCGCCTGCTTGAATAACACCACTGCCTGCGCCGCCACTGGTATTGATTGAGCCAGCAGAGCCAGCGAAAAATTCGCCCGCGTTGCCACCAGCCATGTTGAGCTGTCCGCCACTACCGCCCGAGAATGCGGAGCCAATAAATTCGCCACTGCCTTGCAGTCCGGTGATGAGGCCGAGATTTTGTGAATCGTAGACGCTTTTCATCGCCGCACCAGCCGCCGCCACGTTGGTTGCATCGGTCACGTCGGCTAGGGCTTCGATGCCGTCGAGTTTGGTGATCTGCGCGGCAGTGGCGAGGCCTGGTTGCGAGGCGGTGGCGGCTTGAATGGCGTCCGCACCTCCGGTGAGGTGGGTGCTGGCATGCGCGATCGGGGTGCGGGCATTGGTCATGCGTGCGTCATCGCCCGCAGCGACGGTGCCTGCGGTGGTGCCGGTGTTTTTGTAGGCGGCATCGCCGAGAGTGGCGCTGCCTTGCTTGAGCAGCTTGCCGGTGGTGCCGTCAAACAGGGCAGGCCGTGAGTCCACACTGGAGGCAGGACCGACGACATCGCCACTACCGCCGCCGCCAGTGGCGGAGAGGGTGCCTGCGGTGAGTGTGAGGCCGCTACCGAGAGTGATCTCCTCTATGGCACCGCTGCTGGCGGTGCTGCGGCCCAGGAGCCGCGCGGTGCTCATGGTGAGGCCGCTGCCGGTGATCGCGCCTTTGATGGCATAGAGCGCATTGAGCAGGGTCTTGAGCGCACTGTAGGCGAGAGTCTTGAGCACGCCGGAGGCGGTGACGGGTAGCTTGTCGGCATCTGCCAGGGTCGTGATCGCGTCAGCGCCAGAGATGGCCGTGCCGACGTTGCCTGCATCGGTGACATCAGCACCGGCCTCGATGCCATCGAGCTTGGTGATCTGCGCGGCGGTGGCGAGGCCTGGTTGCGCGGCGGTGGCGGCTTGGATGGCGTCCGCACCTCCGGTGAGGTGGGTGCTGGCATGCGCGGTCGGGGTGCGGGCATTGGTCATGCGTGCGTCATCGCCCGCGGCGAGGGTGCCTGCGGTGGTGCCGGTGCTTTTGTAGGCGGCATCACCGAGCGCGGCGGTGCCTTGCTTGAGTAGCTTGCCAGTGGTGCCGTTAAACAGCGCAGGACGTGAGTCCACGCTGGAGGCTGGACCGACGACATCGCCACTGCCTGCGCCACCGGCGACGGTCAATTCACGCTCGGCATCGTCGTGAGAAAAGCCGTTGGCGACAGGAGCGCGGAGCTTGAGCCATTCCCAGCTTGAGTCGGTGTTGGCCTCGGGTGCGGGGTCTTCGGGTCGCGTGTAGGAGGTCTCGAAAAAGATCGGGAACGCGATGCGCTCCAGGTTGCCATCGAGTTCATACTCGACCTCGCAGCGCAGCTCGACGGGCTGCGTGGGGTCGCCCGTGGCATCCATGAGGGCACGCAGCGTGGTGCTGTCGGCGCTGGCCCACTCAAACACATACTGAGACGTGGCTCCAGTGCCGGTGCGCACAGCGGTGGTGTCGATGAGTGAGGGGGCACCTGTGGGTGCGAGCTTCGGCTTGATGACGCAGGTGGGCGTGTCTGCATCCACCGCGATGACGCCGTCTGCGCCGAAAAATTTGATGATCAGCTTGAGGTGCGCGAGCAGCTTGGCGGGGACACTGGGCTGGGCGGTGCCAGTGATGGAGGCACGCGCCACCTTCTTGACGGTGTCGAGGTAAATCGTGGAGGTCACGCGAGGGGTCGCGTGTCAATTGAGAGGACGGTGATCACGTCCACGGGTGCCAGATGATGCGCCTGAGTCGGATTGTTTTGGTGAAGTCTTCCGCGACGGGGAGGGTGACGATGGCTTCCTCGGTGACGATGACGGTCATCTCACCACCCCAAGTGACTTCTTCTTCCGGTTCATCGTCGCCATAGAGTGGGGTATACTGTGAGCCGATCTGATAGACGACTGTGCAGGCGAGCGGTGTGTGGATGCGGAACCGCACCTGGGCGTCACTCCGGCCCGCGATGATGGTCCCAGTGCTGCCGATGCTACTCGAGCCGCTGACCGCTTGGTTTGTGCTCGCAT